CCCTCTTTAAAGAAGTGATTTCCAAACTGCTCAACCTGATTTTGGAGAATTGACTGTAAAGTAGTCAGTTCTCTAGCTTGTACTGGATAACCAGGCTTAAAAAGAACCTTGTAATAATTATTATCCTTACCGCCAATCACTGGTTGATTGTAGTCATCAAAATATGGAGCTACGTTGAGGTTGGTTTCTTGAGACATAATTCCTTAGAATTGCAAAATGACTTTAATATCTTCTTTTTGGTTTGTTGACCGAGTAATTGATGGTCTATTATCAACGTAAATGATGTTTCCAGAGTACTTTTGGACTTCTGGTTGTGACACACCTTTAATAAACTGTTGGCCCAAATAGTATGTCCTACTATTTATTATGGTACTGATACCCGGATTATTTTCACTGCCAAATGTTGTTTGGATTCCTAATGTTGCACTTCCACCAAGAACATTAAATGATCCACCACTACCAATATCAGCAGTAAATCTATGTAAAGTAAACCCATAGGTTGGTGATGTATTCTGAGTACCATTGGTATTAAAACCACAATGATATCTGTCTTGCCAGTACTTTAAAACACCTGTGTTTTGATCGTAAGAAATTACCCTACCAAAAGCAGTTGAACCAACACCGATGGTTTGGGTGATTTGTGTATCTGCATTAAAGACGACAGAACTATAACCAACGCCTGTTAACTTAAGTGCATAAACAGCACTTGCTTTATCCAAAGTCAAAATACTATCTGAATCATAACTCAAAGGACTTTCTACAATACCAACTCTTGCAATTTGGTTTCCAGTAATAAAGTCGGGATTTTCTGCATCATTTTCAATTCTAGAATAAAGAAGAACATTATAAGCACCAAGTTCTTTATAAACATCTGCGCCATGTCCACCTTGTGGTGGAATAATAACATTGAAAACTGGTGAAGTTGTACCTGTTGGAACATTGCCACCAACAAGATCTAATGTACCAAAAGTGTATCCAGATCCACCATTAGAAACTGTTACGCTTTCAACTCTAGAATCATTATTAATAACAACTGTTGCTTCAGCACCAGATCCATCACCTCTGACAGGAACTCTTGTATAGGTTCTGTTTGCAGTTCCCACACCAACACCTCTATTAGTGATGGTTATAATTTTCAACTGTCCACTTGATGCTGCATTATTTCTAACTGCAGCATCTCTTGAATTTGTCTCCCAATCCTGTGGGACTGGCATGTAGTTTGTAGAATCAAACTTTACAATATCACTTGGACTAATTGTATAAAGATATTTCCAAATATAACCGTCACCACTTGTTCCTGCTTCTCTTGGTTCTAAATCAGTAAAAGTTGGTTCATCAAGAGAAGGTCTTCCAGATGGATTTTCTGGAGAAGTTCCATTTTGCAGACAAATATAAACTCGGTAATCACTATTTAAAACATAATAGTTTGCGGAGTATAAATCAAATACATTTGATGGTTGTGATGGATTTGTTGCACTGATGTCATGACGATACATATCATAAGTAACACCAGATGTCCAAACAGTTTTTCTTACAACCTGTCTAACATCAGTTTTAGATATTTTTTTCATTGCAATCATTGTGTCCCAATGATTGTTCTCTTGATTAAAATTATCCACAGGTGAAGGTGGACTTGTATTCCAGTCAGTGTCATAATCAGTTGGATTTGGAAGTCCAACGAACGAATAATAGGAGTTACTAGTAGAAGCAACTCCTGCTATAAAGTTCTTTGCATTTAATATACGAAGTTGATCAGTAATTATTGCAGCCATTTGACGGGAGTTTTTATTTATTTATTAGTTAAATTATGATGTATAATTAGAATACTTTAATGGGGCGGTTCTGTTCACATATGCAGAGGTTGTTATTCCTCCAACACCATTTAATGTATAAGAATCAAAAGTTCCATTTTCTAATGGTTCAGAAACAATTACTTTACCCCAACTATAATTTCCAAGATAATTTGATGTGTTAAATCCAGAAGAGATAGCATCAAATATGCTGGTTATGCCACAATTTACATAAACTCTTCTTGCAGTTGTTGTTCCAATACCGATAATATTAACTTCAACATCTGATGCAGAAGAAACATGATAAACATTATCAATGTATTGGGTTCCAACTCCAATCAGATTACTTGAGGAATCGAAAGAGTTGATTGATGTGTTCGCACTTCCAATATTTGAATTATAAACAACGAAGAAGTCTCCGGATACAATCTGACTTACTGTAATTGCAGAACCAACAAGATTAGCATCTCTCAGGAAAGAATCTGTAGGAATATAAAGATCAAGTATAGTTTCGGTTGCTGTAGTTCCAAGACCAACAATTATTCCAGCATCACCAGAATATAAAGATGTATCTGCAATTTCTTTTAATAGAGTAGGTGGTTCAATAAGAACTGCTGGTGGATTTGTGGTTGTATAACCTGTTCCAGGATCAGTAACTGTAATAGTATCAACAATACCTGATGATATTGTGGAAGTTGCAGATGCTCTTAACGTAGAACCAAGACCAACAGGACTTTGCAATGTAATTACTGGAGCAGAAGAATAACCATAACCACCGCCAGTAATGCTAATTGAAGTTATTGTTCCTGCGGTAGAAACTATTGCTGTTGCTGATGCTGCAACTAAAGAGTTCTGTGATACGAATGTAACTTTATTTTGGAAACTCAGCAAAGGACTTTCATTTTGTGCGTCAAAGAATGGTTTGATATTATCAACATAAATTGTTGTTGAACCAACTCCAACAGCATTAATCAGATATGATGAAGGATTAATCAGTGGTTCATAATGAATTCTATCTTTTCCAACAACTCTTCCATTAATGATTTTATCTGAAGTTTGTCTACACCATTTGACTGGTCTTAACAAAGTGTCATCTGTAGTAATTCCTGGTCCAGAGTATGGGTTTGTTTCCAGAGAATCTGTAGTGTTGATGCCAGTAATAACTCTTGTATCTTCTTGAAGTCCAGGTCCTTGACCAAAACCAGGTTCATAATTTAAAGTAAGTTCATCACCAACTTTAACAGTCTCTAATATATCCTTGAACACAACATCAATATCACCACTGCCTTTGTAGAACAGAACTTTCACAAAATCACCTTCTTTAGGAGCTTCACTAAACTCTACAATACTACCGCCTTCAAAGTAGTATGCTTCACCAGGTTTTTGAAGGATATCGTTGATGAATATAAGAAGTGTTGATTTAACATCAACATTAGATCCTTTTGCAGCACGAATTGTAACTAAACCACCACCAAGTTTAAGAGGAAACTTCTTAGTTACTCCGTCAAATAAATCTTCAAAACTATCAAGAACCTCAAGTTCACCAAGAACCCAACCAGAGAAGAAGTCATTATAGGTTTTATTAATTGTAAGTTGGAATTCGCTATATGGTTTTGAGATATCTGTTGGAATACCTGTATTGCCACCAATTTCAACAGTCAAAATTTCACCTTGACCATATCCGTATCCAGTGTTTATGATTGAAAAATCAATTACACTAGAACCTTGTCCAACAACAATATCAACCTTTGCCTCAGTTCCTATTCCCTGAGATGAAGAAGAACTATAAATTAAAGGAATATCAGAATAAGAAAGAGGATCATCAAATACAACCAATGGAGGATTTGTGGTTGTATATCCTGTTCCTGGATTTGTAATAGTAACGCTAATAACATGACCATTGCTTACTGATGCAGTTCCAATGAATTCAATATTTGGTGTGCCTGTACTTGCAGTTTGAACTCCAACATTAACGACTGTTTGTATTCCAATTCTATAACCAGAACCACTATTTCCAATACTAATTGCAGAAATTGTACCAGCAGTAGAGACAACTGCCGTTCCTCCTGCAGACACAAGTGGTTGTAATCCAAATCCAGTTGTTGAACCAACAGAAACAATAACACCGCCAACAGGGACATTTGCATTATTAACATCATATCCCACTGAAGATGCTGTTCCAGTAAATCTAATGCTTGAAATACCAGCACTTTCTATTAAAGTATAATCTTCGGTTTCTGCTTGTGCTCCTTGTGGTCCTTGGAATACACCATTAATAAGTACTACAGCATTATTTGTTGAGAAACCTGAAATATTTTGATTATTTGAAGTAAGTGTAAATGTCTTACCAATTCCAGTAAACTGATTTGATATTCCGTCAAAAATATAGTTTGTTTCATAAGTTTCTTGTGCAGTGTTTGGAACACCACTTCTCATAAAGGTTCTGCCTTGGAAAGTGGAATGCGTAGAAATTCCGGTCCAATCTCTTTCATTTGGAGGATTTGTAATAGAACCTATTGGAGTAGGACCATAAGGTGCATCAACAAAGTGGATCGTATTATCGATGATATTGTAATTGCCATCAATAATCCGAATTAGATCTCCTGATGAGTGCGTAGATAATCCAGTACCCATCCAAGGTCTATCAACAAGAACAACATTAGTACTTCCAATACCAACGGTGTTAATCTTCATAATTTCATTGTTGATTTGAATTAAATTTCCACCAGAGAAAGATGTTATTCCTGAGAATGTAATCCTATTATCAGATATGCTTACATCACTTACAAGTGTCGTTGTAATAGCAGAACCTACAATTGGTGACTGGAAATAATTGTCAATTGCAATAATATTTTTTGCATTTTGATTGATTGCTGTAATAGAGTGCGAGGTTCCGATACCAACAGAAGTAATATCAAAAACAGTTGGATTACCTCTTAACGCATCTGCAGCACTTCCAGCCAATTTAATTGTGCTTTCATTTACTTTAACAATATAAACAGAGGAAGGAAGTTTATCAGTTGTTCCAATTCCAGTTACGACAGTTGTTCCAATGCCAATTGCCTGAGTGGTTCCTGCACCTGCATGTGAATACCTAACTTCTTCACCTGTTACAAAGAAATGATCTGGTATAGTAATAGTATTAGAACCAGTGCTAACTATTTCAGAATCACTACCATTAAAATATCTTAAGAAAATTGGATTTTGTCTATGAGTTAAGTCAAAACTTCTCTTAACAGATCTTTCTGTTCCTTCATATAATCCGAAACCACTTATTATTTCTGCATTATTAAGATCAATTGAAGTGTTGGATACAGAATCTTTAGTAAGACTCAGTGCATTTTGGAAAACTCTTACTTGAACATCAATACTTGGTTCTGGTGTAAAGGTAAGTTGAGTACCATTTGTGCTTATTGCGGCACCAACATTTCCTAGAGATGTATGTGATTGAATAATTCCATATTCAGTCATAGAAATATCTGTGCCATCATCAATGATTACAACCTCGGACATTTGATATCTTTGGTTTGTTGTATCTTCTACACTTACAATATAATAAGCACATGAATGATTATTGGGATACTCAGTAACTACAGTTTCAACTGGAGATCCTGAAGCAGAAATAGATGCAATACCAGAACTAATATAACCAGTATTAAGTTCTTCTGTTCCTATTCCAGTTGATCCTGAAGTTGAACTTGCAATAGAAACGATTAAGGTGTTAATTGTTACACCTACACCAAGAGCTGCATCTGGTTTAAAATCAATTTTGATATTAGAACCATCAATATAAGGAATATAAGTTCCCAAACCAGGAACTCCATAAGGATTACTAATTGTGTGGTCTGTTAATTGACCATACTCAACAATATCAACATTAGTTCCATCTTGTAAAAGATTAATCTCATCAAATTCATAATAAGAACCATCAACTCCACCAATTTCGACAAGAACTTTTGCAGATCGATAAGTATCTGCTATTGAAACTATAGTTCCTGCAGAGGATGAACCAGAAGCAAATGTGGTTTGTGTAGAACTTATATCAACAATATTACCAAGAGAACTTTGACCTATGCCTGCAATAGAGTCTTTAAGATCATGTGAAATGTAAGAAACATCATAATCATTTATTGAATATTTTATTGGATAAAAATTCAATTGACCAGTAGTACCACTAATATTAAAGTCAAAAGATCCAAGATCCAGGTATGTTTCAACTCTACCATATTGGTTGAGATAACCATTAACATCATCATGCAACAATGAAACAAGCAAGATTTGTCTTTCTAACGAATACCGCTTATCTCTCACGAAGGTAAAATATTTTTTAGTTCTGGCAGATGCTAATTCAAATTGGTCAACTGTGGCAAATCTTGTCGATCTTGGATTACTATTAAACTGGTCACTGATATCATCTATAATAAGAACTCTGTTACCTACAGATTCAAAATAATCGCTTAGAACTCTATTTTGTAGAATAATTTCATCCGAAACTAAACCTGTACCAATTCTGGTCGCAGTTTCTGTTGCTAGGTCAAATACATAAACACAATTAAGATTTCCATCACCAATCAGATCAACAACTACATCTGTAACACTATCATCAGAGAAAACAACTGCCGAATTTCTATCACCATCTTGATTTTCGATCATTAAATCGGAGAATTTTAAAAATCCACCAGTGTGATTTAATGATTGTACGGGTTCTTCCCAAGTTTCATATGGAATTCTAGACTTTAATGAATATGAGAAATATTGATAGTAATTATTATCAGCAATTCTTTGTACATTATTGTTTAAGAATCCAGTATCATAAGTCCATCCTTTATTGAGTAAAGAAGTTGATGCTAATTTTACAAATGAATCAAAATCTATCTTTTTCTTTATTATGCCTCTAGTATTTGAAGATTGTCCGGCAAGAGTTTCTCCTATCAATAAATCACTATCTGTGGATACCTTAAGATATTCAATTTTATTGTTCCAACTTTCTACAATACCAGAACCTGATTGAGAAAATACTTCTTCACCCTCAAAGAAATCATTTTTTCTTAGTTTAATATCAAAGACGGGGAAATCATTTTTATTAATAATTCTACCTGAAGAATTTAAGGCATCAAAAATTCCTGGGAATTCATTAGTTGTAAGATATTCGGATATATTATATGTAACTGATCCAGTATTTCCTCCTAAAGCAGGATTTATGGATGTCAAAGTAAATAACTTATAGTCATATTCGGACGAATTAAATCCTCTTGCTGTTGATCCAACACCAACGCTTGTATTTTCAATTAAAACTTCATCGCCAACTGCAAATGGGAATGA